ATTGTGGATGTGTGTTGGATTTTTAGTGTGTTGGTGTAGATGATGATGATGGTGCTGATTGCGTATATGCTTGGACTGTGGATGACCAAACTCAGTGTCAGCAGCAAAAAGCCAGCACTCATTCAACGTAAGGTTGACCGGTAAGGTCCTCACCCATTTGCCGCTTGATGCTGTCTGTAATTTTCTTTGATTGCACCCCAATAGGTCTAATCCTAATCCCCGGTCCCTTGCCACCACTGAACTGATTAACAATGCTGGCATAGAGTGTGATGGATTTACCCACCCAGTCGGTTGATAGGTAAGAGTTTAGCAGGAGTTTTAATAACCTTATCTGCGTCTTGCATGGCATGTGCTTTTTAGATTTGCCCTTAAATTCTAAGACTACCCGGTCATTGGTTTTGCCGTTACTAAACTTGATTGAGCCGGGTGTATGCACAGCACTAATCTCAACCGTTGCCTCAGTGTATGTGTTCTTAACAATAAGATCATCAGCATCAATGAGGATGCGGTCTGCGTCTTTGGATTCCATGATTTAAAAAGGAATATCATCATCCTCAAATGATGGTTGCACCTGCTGTTGCGCTTGAGGTTGAGGTTGAGGTTGCTGTTGATTGTCCACTCTGCTCCAATCCTTGGCATTGCCTAAGATGGGCAATTCAAGACCTGCGTCCCTCTCCTCTGCGGTGCTTGCCTGTTTAATAAAATAGTGATTTCCGTATTTATCATTTTTGGAATCTAAAAGGATCAAATCAAGCGATCGTCCTTTAGTTCCATCATGCCTTTTAAATTCTCTGATGCGTTCCTTTCGGATCTGTGTGACATCAATTGATATGCTAATGCTCATGCTTTTGGTTGGGTTGTGGTTGTTATATTTGTTTAAGTATTTCTTGTTTTCTCTTAGATTCTTGGTGTCTATATCCGGTGTTTTTAAGCAACCAATGCATCCATGTTTCTAGATTATGACAACCTGCCAACTTCCATTTTTTATCGGCAAATTGACGTAAAAAAAACCAATCGCACTTTCCCTTGCAAACAATCCAGACTTGCGATTCTGAATTATCTATTTTCATTTCCCAATTAACATTGGCATTTTTTGCCTCATTAATTAATTTACCACACACACAACATTTAAACTTAGGGCCAATTATCCCCTCTTTATTTTCAACAGCAACAAGACCCATTAAGTCGTCGCGCTTTATTACGTCCTCTACATAATCAAACCAAGTGGGCGGAGACCATGGGTGTATTTTATTATTAGGGTTGCCGTTAGTTTTCATTGTTTGTTGTTCTGGTCAGTTTTTGAGTTTTCTTTTGATAGTTCTTGGCAAAAATCTAGTGCCACGTTCTGTGCGTATTCTGGGTCATTGTCTAAAACGAATACTTTAAAATGTTCACCCAGCTTACTGTCCAAGAATTGATGATAGTGAGAATCGATGAGATCCATTGGCAGGTTGTTTGCCATGTATGATGCCCGAAAAATAAAAAAGGCATCAAAGTTGTCTTTGGTTTTCATTGCTTGTCTTTCTTTACGAGGTCTGCCCAAAAATTTATATGATCCTGATGGGTTGGTTGTGTTTCCCAGATTTGGTTGATTATTTCCTCAGACCTCTGGGTCAGGTCTTTGATTAATTGGCAATATTCGTTTGCTACATTTTCAACAGTTTTAATGTCCCCGGTGATGATTGCCTTTCTCCAAACTTTGCCCCTCAATAGGTCACTGCAGAGGAGTTGATGATGACTGTGCAGCCGGTCCGGGTTGAGACCCTTTGCCAGGTGCGCATTTTCAAAATGGGCAAGAGCATCAACTGCAAAAATCATCTTGCCCTCCAAACTGTTGCAGGTGTGCCTGATACGTTGGGCCTCTTGCTGCCGGTGTTGATCAGATGCCCTTTTTTTCTCAGATCGGTCATCCTTGGCCTGACTGACCACCATTCATATCCAATCAATTTGGCAATCTCATCAGCAGTCAGTCCATCTGGGTTAGCTTTGAGACAATTGATGGCTCTTTGCATTAGCCTTGATTTCTTTGTCTCTTTTTTGTTGCCGGTCAGGTCTAGTGTCATTTGCATTGGTTTTCTCCTTTGGTTTTGTCAATTGCGATGTCTGTTTTTTGAATTATTCCATACATCTCTTGATTGATTTGCTTGAGCATCCCGGTCCAGTGCCGCACCTGATTATTGGAAAGTGCCAAACGCTCACGGATCTCCTTAATGCTGGTCTCTAGTTCCTCCATGGTGGATGCAATTGGTGTGTCCATCAGTCCGGTCAGTTTTGTTGTGATTTGATCTTTTGTTTAAATTCTTTGATTTGATTGAGGTAATCGGTCATTTCCTCATCAGTTGGCTCAACCCGGTCATCCTTTGGGATAGGGGTGCGCTTTAATGGCTCAAGGGTCTCCTTGTGCGCCTCTGCTCTCGCAAGCAAATCACTGAACCCCTCAACTGCTTTGGATGCGCTCTGAGCGATCCTTGGGGCATTGTTGCCAAACTTGCCAGACCGATGCTTTTTGATGAACCGGCAGCAGAGGGTCAGGTCCTCCTCTGTAAAGTTTTGAGTCTTGTGATTTTCCCAGAGACTGCGCTTTGCCTCGTTGCTGATTCTGCTTGGAGGTGATCCATAAGCCTTGGCAACCTCCTCACAAATTTTCACACACACACCCACATCCCCGGCAGGGGTCTCTTGTTGTATGTGGTTATTCTTATCTATTCTATTCTTATCTATTCTGGTCACGGTGTTGTCACGCTCGACCGTGACAGGTGCGTGACGCTTGCGTGACTGCCTCTTTTGAGCCAATGCCCGGGTCTTTGCTGTTGATCCGTTATGCTCCTGATAATCAACAAACTGCACACCATCCTCAGTCTCCTCAAGCCACCCTACAAATGCCATTGCCTCTGCCAATCCATCCACGCCAATCATGGTGTCTAGAGTCTGCAGGTTGATGTGTTTGAGCAGTCCTGACTCCCCGGCATGCTCATCTGCGAGCATCCAAGCAGTGCAGATTGCACCAAGGGCCGTGACAGGTGTCACGCTCAAGCGTGACGCGACCGTGACAAGTTTGGGCGAGGTGCGCAGGTTGCTATTCACTTTTATCCAGTTCACTTGGTCCCTCCCATGATATCTGAGGCTTTAAGGGTGACCCCTGAGAGTGCCTTTTTGAGCAGGACCGGGGTGATCCTGCGCAATATCTGATTCGCTGCCCCATTGTCCTCCACTGCTCGTGTCTGCAGTTGGTTGTGATGTCGTTGATCAAGCCAGACCTCAAAGAGATCCAAGGGCAGACCGTTTGGGGCATTATTGGCAACAATCAGCATGGTGCGTGGTGGTTTTCTGGTGCAGTCAATCCTATGACCACGGCAGACAAGGCCCTCTCTATCTGGTCCCACTCGTTGAACCACCCGGGGTGGTGTTGAACAACGGGACCAATGCCTGCCCCTCTTGTGCGGGTTTCTCTCCCGCCCCTATTCCACCCCGGGTGGCTTTAATTTGAGCCTGAGTTTGCTGCCTTGCTTGCCTTACAAGGTTTCTGGAACGGTTCCAGTGGATGTCACCGGACCTCATAAAACTGCCGGAAACAAAGGCAAGCACTGCGCCTAGAAAGAGGATACAGGCAGCAATGGCAAAATAGGTTGTTAATGAGAAAACAATGCCAAACCCAATCACTACAATGTTGATCGGTATTATCCTCTCCCCCTTTTTGTAAAAAAGGTTTGCTTGCTCTCGTTCTTTTGATGCTCTGTAAAGCAGTCTCTTATTTAGTATTTTTGGCATGGTATTGTGTTGTTATTGATGAATTGTTTAAGGTCTAATTCTCTGATGCGTGTTATCTGCGCTGAGAGTTTGATGACGGTGATGCGCCTAAATCTGATCATTTCCCGCACCGTTTGGGTGCTGACTCTGAGCCTTTCTGCCACCTCCTCAATGGTGAGCAGATTGCCCCCGGTGGATGCGTCCACCTCACCGGGGACCCCTTTGACGGCAGGGGTGATCATTTAACTTCTCTTGGCTCCTCCGGTTCTGACCCGATTCTGACAAACCTTGACCCCGGTCCACCTCTTTGCTTTGACATATGGCAACCCCTCAATAATCCTCTTTCGGTTTGTGCCGGCTCTAGACCAGACCTGCTCCATGGCATCAAACTCACGCTCACCCAGCGTCACAAATTGTGGTGGCACTTGCTCAGTCCTTTTTGGGATTAGCTTTTCTCTGACCTTTTTAATGGTCTCTACAGCAATTTGATCAACGGTCATTAGAGACTGACGGGGTGTTTTTTTGCGTAATAATCAAGGGCCTTGATAACCATCTGCGGTCTCTTGATTCCTTCTGATGCTGCCCAGATCCTGATGATCTTGCGGGTCCTCTCAGGCACTTTGTAATTGATGTTGACCTCTGCGGGTTCTGCTTTGCTCATTATTAAGTATATATAGAATCTTATTAAGATATGTAAAATAAAAAGCGTGATTAATCCCTAAACAGGAAAAACCACGTTAACCACTCGTTGCACTAACTCCTTGACGCTTAGAGAGCAACGACCTGCAATCGCTTTGAGTTTGCGCATCTGCTTTGTGTTAAATTCAAGGCTTGCTTTATATAGTTTTTTAGGGCTTGGCTTTTTCATATCTTATATATTCTTATTTTTTTTATATGAAATTTAACTTGCCGGCAATTATAACTTTATTTAAATATTGTAATTATCTTATTTAAACGAATAGATAAGACACAACAAAAGCAGACTTGGCCCCACCTTGTTTGCTCATACCCAAAAAAAAACGGGGGGCGCAAAAAATAACCAAACCCCAAACAACAAACTACTGACCCCACTCAGTGCCATGAAATGCCAACCAATGACATCGGACCCGGCAGGGCCAACGTAACCGTCACGCTCACAAAAAAACAAAAAGAACAAATCGAGAAACTAGCCAAGCAGTCTGGAATGAATCGCAACCAATATATGCAGCAGGTCTGCATGGATTTGATTGATGAAAAGACTATATTTGAGGCTCAGAGTCCAAAAAGAAAGCAAGGTAAACTCTAATCTTTGCCTAGTTTGTCCAAGATTGCGGTCTGCCTGACCTCAATCCGGTCAAGTGCCTCATCTGTCCCCTCTTGCCGGGTGCGGATGACGGCAACGTCTGTTTTTATGTCGGCAATATCACCGGCATGGTTGACCAGTGCTGCTGCATTGTTGTCAATGCGCACCTTGTGCGTCTCAATCTCTTTGCTCTCTCTGGCATTGTTACCAATGACTGTGACTGCAAAGGTGCAGAATGAGACAGCACCTGAGAGGATGGTGATGACAAACCACTTGGGCAGTTTGACTATGTTGTCTTTGTCTTTTTCTACGGTCATCAGTCCCCTTTGGTGAGTAAATAGGTAAATTGCTTTTGCCCTTGGTGGGCAAGCTCATTGTTGAGTGTGGTGCGGAAATGATCCCACTGCTCTGGTGGCAAGGTTTGGCAACCTGCAGATGAGGTGGTCTGCCAACCTCCTTTGTGGATGTTAATGCCAAACCAACCAGAGTCCTCATAAGGTGGGTCACCATCCCGGGTGACCGTCACCTCTGCTGCTTGCCTGAATGCTTGATACTTGCCTCGATGCAGACCGGGCTTGTATTGCCATTGCCCGGTGTTTAAAACTGCCATGCCCTTACCTGCCCCGGTCCCGATGCCCTTGCGTTGACTGCTTGGGTCTGTGTTGGCGTTGAATGCAGTGAACGAATGAGGCGCACAAATAAAGAGAGCGTCATCATAGACACCCCGGTCATTGCGTCCCTTGACTCCCAGAGAGTTTAGATAATAACCACGCACCCCCAGCAGGACCACCTGCTTGTGTGCATCATCCCCCAGGTGATGGGCAACTTTGAGCCTGACAATTGACTGCCCCAGATGTGGCCTTTCTGCTGGGAGCAGTTCTGTCATTGTTATTTCTCAACGTCAACCTCTAGGGTCTCGTTGAGTTTTCGAGCAAATACAATTGCACCAACTGCGTGACCTCTGCCCTTGACCTCAACCCCAATGCCTCGCCTTGCACCGGCAACAAAGGATGCCTCTGGGTCACCTATCTGATTGCCTAAGTCTGCAGAGATGCCACACCCGGAAAGAGTCAAGACGGCAATGGATAACAATATCAATGGTGTTTTCATAATCAATCAGGCTGAATGGGTGCAGTTGATGGGTCAACTTTGGCAACAATTCGGGTCTTTTGCCCGGGCCAGAAATCTTGAGTCAGACCGTGACGGTGTTGAAAATCGCCAACAAACCTGTCTGCAATCTTTTTGACAGCAAACTCTAGAGAAATGAAAAGTAACCCACCCAGACCGGCAGCAATTTGATATGTGGTGTCACCTGACTCAATGCCAATTGATCCCAACCAAGCAGAGGTGGTGAGTCCAATTTTATTGACCAACCACCCTATCTTGGAGTGGGCAAATTTCATCAAGGGTCTGGTGAGTGTGTTCATAATTGGATTGCGGGTAGGGGTGGATTTTCTAAGCCTTTTTAAAATTCGCATATTTTAAATCCCATAGATAGGGTCAAGCATAATCTGACGGGTGTTGCCAATCATCTGGGAGCGTGTCAACCAGTTGCTCCTTTTCTGGATCAGTGAGCAGATCATAATCCTGCTCAATTTCTAATGCTGCACGATTATCCCCACTTTCCTCCTCAAGCATAGCCCAAGGGTGTCGGGTGATGCCGTTGCCAGAATGGTAGGGCAGGTTTTTGTCTTGCCCTGCTTTTTCATTTCTAGAGAAAGCATCACTGGATGTTGTGAAAATTAAAAAAGCCATTGTTAGTAAATCCCAAAATATTTGTTTGTGTTGCCCTCAATGTTTGAGCGGTTGGCTGACATATCCGCGCCCCAATGGATAAATTCCTGTATGTCACCATCCCACGAGTTTCCGCCATTGTATCTCGCTCCGACACAAAGACCATCAATGCCACCACTACCGGGATCTAGACCAGTTTCATTTGTTCCGTTAATGGCAAGCTCGGAGCTTGAGCCATTGAATAATCCAAACCACAAATTTTGATTTGCATCGGCTGAACTTGTCCCGGCAAATGCCGTCGAATACATGGTCCGAACTGATGAATTATGAATAAACAAAAAACGATTATTGTTGTCATCAGAATCAAACATATAGTCTGAGCTTGTGTGACTGTCTGAATTGGCAACAGCCAAAAATGTTCTCGGTTGTGATTGAACAGTGGCGTCATCCCACTCCAAGCGATCACTGTAAAAATCTAAAGAGACCTTGCCGTTTTCGGTGACCATTGTCCCGGATGAAACAAGTAACGGCTGCCGGGTTGTAGTCGCTTGGGTAATATCGCGGGAGTTTCCGCTCTGATCCTTCCAGGTAACCGTCCTAGCCGAATCCGCTGACCCTAATGAATCGGCGTCTGTGTATCCGCTTGCGGCGACAAATTGGCCAAGATTCGTTGCTGATGATGAGCTAGAAAAGTTTGAGACGGTCGAATCTAAGCTGATCTCGCCAAGATCATTGAATGAGACATCCGCCTCATTGTTGTCGCTCTCTCGGCGAATCCTCATCGCCACCCCGCTGTAGCTGTTAAACCGGCGAACACTAAAGGCAGCAAAACAATCAGATCCAAAGTGATCAAGATTGTCACCAATTGAGCTTGCTGTTATTCCTGCGGCTATGCTCATCAGGCAATCAAGTCTCCAATCAGATCAAACTCAGATGCACCACTTCCTTTAGTAATACAGACAAGAGTTGCTGCACTGAATTGGCTTGCTAGTTTCTTTTTACTTCCAACTGAATTGATGGTCACGCCACTAGCAGCCTCAATCTCAACTGCTCCGGTCCCAATCCTTATGATGGTTATCTGGTCGCCCACGGTGATCAAGTTGTCAGGCACTGTGAGTGTGTGGTCAGACGCACCGGCATTGACCCGGATGAGTTTGCGAGCATCACCTGCAACCAGTGTGTAAGTTGTGCCGGTTTGTGTGTTGATTGATGTGCGCAGTTGACCAAAAGTGATGGCATCCTGATCTGCAGAACCATCACTTAAACTTGTTATCTTGTTATAACTGGCATTGATATCACCACTAAATTGTGAGTTATAAAGTATGCCGTTGTTGATGTAATTACTGCCAAAGTCCACATCACCGGCCATTGTTCCACCGGATAAAGGCAAGGCAGACACCTGTGCTGCAGTCACTGAGTGTGGGTTGCTGGTGCTTCCTGTGTGAGATGTGAGGTCTGAGCTTGATGCCTTGGCATCTAGTTGGGTCTTAGTCACTGCATCCTGTGCATCAGTGCCATCACCAACCCCGGTGAGTTTATTGGTCCCCATTGCCAAATCACCACTCATTGTGTCCCCGGTCTTGTCTAAAGCATTAGTGACCTGTGCTGCAGTGTAATCCCCAGAGGTTGCAGTCACTGTGCCGGTCCTGCCGAAAACACTGGCAACATCAGAGGCATCCCGGCTGAGGGTTGTGCCGTCATAGCTTAAACCGGTCAAGGCTACATTCTCAAGTTGTGCAACGTCTGTGCCGTCCAACTTAAAGACTGTGGACCCTGTTGGTGACAGGGGTGCAGAACTGCTGGTCAATTCTGCTGCTGGCTCATTAATTGTGATGTCCTCCTGGTAGTATACCTGCTCACCTTTGCGCAGAGTAAAACCCAACGGCAGGGG